CCATCTCTCTCCCTCCGCCTTAATCATAACAGGCGAGTAGACCCATTGACAATTGCATACACAATTTGCGATCCTAATAGTGGAGAGGGCGTGTAAGCATTTGAGCATTTGAGCAAGGGAGCTGAACTATGCCCTTTGACATGTACTACCCATCCCGCCGTCCTGACGGCACCGCCCCACGGGGAGAGGCCCAGAACACAGATAAGGCCGCACAGGAGTCGCTGACACGTTCCGGTGCCGGTGCCTTGAAACCCGCCCCCGCGGTGCCCCGCGCCATCCAAGACATCATTGATGAACTGAACGAGGTGCGGGCACGCATCAGTGTGTTGTGGGCTGCGGAGTACAAGGCCAACAAGTGGGGCTCAACGCGCCCAACCCCACCTACCCGCCAACCCTACGACGTGGAGTCGGTCTCCCGCAGTAAAGAGATGGCCACCCTAGATGAGAAGGAGAGCCAGCTCTTGCGTGAGGTGAACGAGATTCTGGTGGCGGCCCGGATGGGGCCCGGTGGACCACAGGCACCGACCCAGGTGCAGGCCAAAGAGAACGCTGCTCCCAGGAAGGAATAGTCCGTGGGCATCCAGCAGCGGCTCAAGGAGCACCGGAAGAAGGTACAGGCGCACCTTTCGCCAGAGGCGCAACAGCGCGTGGGTGAGAAGATCAAGTACCTCGTAGACAAGGGCGAGGTTCCTAATACAGCAGAGGGCCGCAAGAAGGCGGCAGGCGTGGCCTACGGAATGGAGGCCTCCGGTCGTCTGCGGCGGCATGGCATCTATGTCCCAAAGAAGAAGGGGTAAGTCCTATGACAGTCAAGCGTTGGATGGGGCCGGTCGCGGCCAAGATGGAACGTACAGGCACAGCGGGTAGTCTGCGTGCCGTCGCCCAGAAGCGCGGACTGATCAAGGGCAAGGGCGACACCCTCACCGAACAGGATCTCAACCGCCTAGCCGCAGCCGCCAGCAAGATGAAGGGCAAGGACGGCAAACTCACCGCGGAAGGTTTGGCTCTTATGCGTAAGGTTAACTTCGCCAAAAATGCGCTAAAGGCCAAGAAGTAGGGCACTGTCGGGTAGTAGTAGAACGATGCCACGGACTGTTCATCTACCGCCGGTTGAGAAGTTGGGGACGGATCTTGACCCGTCGCTCCAGCCTCTCTTCTATGGCCGCTCTCCTGCTGACATTCAGGCCTGGTGTGAGACCTTTCTGACTGTCCCAGACCTTCAACAGCAGATCGTAGATGTCAGACTCTTTCCCCAGCAGATACAAATGCTGGAGGACCACACAGGCCGCGACGTTACGGTGAAGGGAAGGCAGTCCCGAACCTCTAGCCTGGAGTTGATGGTCACGGTGAGGGAACTCACCACGACCTGGGGCTACACCGCCATCACTGGCGTTCACAATGACCCCGATACACAGGCCTTCCGCCACCGTATCAAGCACCACCTGAAAGACCTGGCGGCGCATGGTCTGGAGTACACCCTGTCTGTTGACAACGACGATGAGCTGGCCATCAAAGGACTTGAGAGCCGGGTCATCTTCCAGTCTGGCGAGAAGCGCATCATTGGTCGAAGTCGCACGGCTCACCGAGTCCACTTCTCGGAGGTGGCTCACTGGCGCCCGGAGACCGTCGGCCCGCTGATGGGGGGACTGAAGCCCTCTGTGCCGGGCCCGCCCTTTGGGTCAATCGTCCTGGAGAGCACACCAAATGGGGCGGAAGGTTATTTCTACGGTGAGATCCTTACTGCCCGTCCGAATGATCCAGAGGGGCTCTGGACTGTGCATCTCTATCCGTGGTGGATGGAGCCGCGCTACCGTGTGGGCTCTGAACCTGGGGTGGACATCTTGATTCCCGCATACGAGCTGCAAGAGAAACTGACCAACTTCCGGCCGACACCGGAGGAAGAGCGCCTCATGCACAAGGCGGACTTGACCCCCGACCGGATCCTCTGGCGCCGCCTGAAGATGGCAGACCTAGCCAGGACCACCACGCCCTTCGCCCAGGAGTTCCCTGAGTCCTTGGAGAGCTGCTTCCTGTCCATCAGCGGCAACTACTTCGCTACACCGGATGGCATCGACCACCTGGAGTGGTACAGGAACCTCATCACCCCTCCTGTTCTGGAGATGGAGGTTCTGCCCTACAACAAGTCTCCGGTGCGCTTTGACAGCGGTCGCCTAGCCCTCTGGGAGTTCCCGGATCCCGCGCAGGTTTACACAGTCTATGTGGACTGTGCCAGCGGTGAGCAAGGGGACTCAGCGGACTATACAGCCATCAACGTCCTTAATGTGGCAACTATGCACAAGGCCGCCCGCTTCCGGGCAAAGGTCACGCCCAACGATGCAGCGGCCATCGCTTGCGCCATCGGCGAATACTACGGAAACGCCCTCCTGGGTGTGGAACGCATCGGGCATGGTTCGGCGTGCTTAGACCGGGTGCGTGAACTCCTCTACCCGAACATCTACTACCACTATGACCCGATGCAACCCAAGAAAGAAGTGAAGCCGGGTATTTACCCGACCCCCCAGATGCGAGAGAAACTCCTTCAGGGTCTCCGGGTGGCGGTAGTGAACCACACCTACGTCACGCGGGATGCCCTGGAGATGCAGGAGATGGGCACCTTCGATTGGACGAAAGCCCAGAACCGGATGAAGGCACAGGCCTCCGGTGCTCAGGCACACGACGACATCCTTATGTCTGTCGCGGGGTGCCTCCTCATGGCGCCGGAGGCCAAGATCCGCAGGAAGCCCGGCAAGCGCGAAGACGAAGACGACGTGATCCTGGTGGGCCGGAATGGGGACATCATCAACCCCTACCGCCAGAATAAAAACGGCCCCCAGTTCTGGATGAGGTAAGCGATGGCTATTCCCCGTGGCGCACTCCTAAACAAAAAGGAAGCAGAAGACCTACGTAAGAGTATTACGACCAAACTTCAGTATGGCAAAAGGTTCTGGTCCCCATTGCACGTACGCCAAGATTACTGGAGCGCAATGTATTTTCTGCTTGATGTTATTCAACAGTACAAACCAATCGGATACAGACGGTTCATTAGCAACGAACCCCGGACGGCGCTGGATGCCGCCCTCTCTATCCTGACCCGCAATGAGTCCTTCTGGCGCATCCCACTCAATGAAGCCACTGACGAGAACATGGACGAGCGGCGGCGGATCGGTAAGGTTGAGCGCACTCTCCAGGGTGTCATCTATGACGTGGATGAGAACTTCTCTATGCGTGGCCTCATGCCTTTCTGGAAGCAGGTGGCTATGCAGGCCCTCCTCCGCGGTTGGATCTGGGGCAAGTTGCACGTCACCGAAGAGGCCCTGAAGTACCGGGAGGCGCCAGTGATCGCCGAGGTCTACGACTCCCGTACCGTGTATCCATACCTGGATGCGATGGGACTGAACTACGGCATCATTGAGAAGCCCACGACGATGGGAGACCTGGCGAGCCTCTACCCGGAAGCCTACGGCGACGAGTACAACGACAAGAACTTTGACCCCAATCGTCCGGCGGTCAAGTTTGAATACTGGTCCAACGACCGTGGGGAGATGAAGGGCGTAACCGGGGTGCTGGGATCGGCTGTCCCGACCCACCAGCTCTACAACCCCAACAACGTCCTGCCATTGGCCGATGGTAAGTGGCTTATCCCACCCTACAGGCACGGGTTTTCTCCGCAGGCCCTCCCCATCTTCGGTGTGGCCGTAAATGGGGTCAATGTTGTCACTAAACCTTCGATAATGAACCTCGTCCTCGACCGGAACCGAGAGAGGGCCCGGTTGATGGGTCTGGGTGAGTATGGGGCTTTCTGGCAGTCGTCCAGCAACTCCTGGGTTTCCGAGTCCGGGCGCTCCCTACTGTCGGCAGTCGAGGAGCAGGTGCCACAGTACAACGAACTCATCGCCACTATCTTCCATCACTTCAGCATCGGCACCTACGGCACCTGGATCTTCAAGACCCCATCCGGAGAACTGCCGGAGTTCACACCCGGCATTGAGGCGAAGGTTGCCATCCGCCCAGAGGAAGACCTGCGCCGGGCGGAGATGTCTCCGGTGACGCCGGATGCTTACAGGTTGGTGGCCATCCTTGACAACGAACGTCAGAAGGGTGTCCTCTCTAACATCCTCCAAGCCGTTGTGCCCTTCCAGGGCAGTGGCATCATGTTCCAGCAGGTAGCCAACGCCGCCCTCAATGCCCTGGAGCCTTTCCATGACGGTATGGAGAACTTCGGTACGCGGGCGGGAACATCTATCCTGGCGCAACTCCAGTCCGGCGGCACCTCACTCAAGAAGTTTACTGTGACTGCCCCCGCGTCTGCGTCCATCGTTCGCCGCCAGACTTTCTTCAACGTCGAGTTTGACCCAGCCATCGACCTGGATCGCGGGCGCCGCTACCGGCCACGGCCGGTCTTCAAGCCGAGTCTGCCGGATGATATGTCCCTACGCATCCAGGCGGCCCGGTTCGCCCTCGACCCGCGGCGTCCTGTCCTGAGTCTGATGACCGTCCTGGAGAACATCCTCCAGATTGACGACCCGGCGGCCGAGATCGACCGCATCTGGGAGGACATCGCCAACACCGACCCAGTGATCGTCCTGGAGCACGTCGCCCAGGCCTTGGAGCGCAGGCAGGAACACGATATGGCGGCCCGTATCCGCACCACCGAGTTCCGTGCGGCCTACCTCCAGGAGATGCAGTTCCGCCAGCAGACGGGTCAGACGCAGGCGTATGGACAGAACACGATGGCTATGCCGACCGGCAACACGACGATGCCCGCCGAGACCGGCGTTGCACCGGCGACGCAGCACCCCGGCACCGGCCAGGGGCAGGCGGCGGAAGGTGTCGGTCCCGGTCTTATGGGGCAACTTGGTGAACGAGGGTCCGTGTGATGGTAGATGAAATCCCGCAGACAATAGATGAACCCAACGGCCAGCGCGTGAGTGGCGCCCAACTCTACAAGGCCCTCCATGAAGTGGACGTTCGGATGATGGGGCAGTTTGGACTGTTGCACGAGCGCCTTACTGGAGTGGATCAACGTTGTGGGGGTCTGGACGAACGCCTTACCGAACACACCGTCAACCACCCGCCCTCGAAACCGAGTCTTGCTCGCGTTGGCGGTATCTCTGGAATCGTTGCTGCCATCTTTACGGCGGCAGGTGCCCTCATCGGGGCAATTTTACGGAGGGGCTGGTAATGCCACCACCAACACCGGAAGAAATAGCGGCTGCACAAAGGGCTCTCGATGATCTTTGGGGCGTCGGCACAACGGGAACCCTCGATAGGGCTGCTTTGCGCCAGATGCTTGAGGGCTTGGGCATTGATGTTCCTATCAACACCACGGATGTAACGGATGCTGCCCAGGCTTACCTCGATGCCCAGAATGCGGCGGCACAGATGTCTCCCTGGGGGCCGTCCTCCCTCGAAGACATAGCAAAGCAACCCGCAGTCCAGCAAGCAAAGGCTGCGTTGATAGACCGGGCAAATGCTCTGTGGGGCGCTCAGGCAGGAGGCAACGTCGCGGAGAGTATCTCCAACTACGTCACCTCCCAGGTGCAGCGCCAACAGGAGACAGTCTCGGTTGAGCAGCGTACCTCCCGCGCATATCTGGACATTCCGACACCAGAGGAGTTCCTGAATAAGTTTGAGACTGGCCTAGCTACGCACGTTCAGGCCCAGGTTAAGGCAGGTACACTCAGCCGCGGTGCTGGTCTCTGGCTCCTGGACAATCCGGATGTGCTCTACAACGACTACATGGCAGACCTGGGGGCCCGTGCCGCTAAGGGCGAGCAGATCTTCAAGCCCGTTGGTGTTGGGGGCGCCCCGGAGTTTCTTGGCACCCGCCCTGGCGCTGTAGAGACTCGCCAGACGGAATCGGAGACTAAGGCCTTGGAGCAGGCCCAGGAACAAGCACAATCGGCGGCGACCTCTGTGCAGGCGGGTGGGGCTGGCGGTGGGGGTGGCACCACCCAACGACAGACAACTACCACCACTGAGCAGCAAACCGCGACCACCGAGAAGAATAAGGCCCTCTCTCAACTGACACAGACAGAGGAGATCTACGCCCGCCCTAACCTGAACTATGCTTACGCCATATCTCCCCTGGAGTTCCTCCAGAAGCGTACAGATCTTGAAATGCTGTACCAGGGACAGCGGGGGGCGAAGAGGCGCGAGGCTGAGACTGCTACAGCGCCTCCGATCGTTCTACCACGGGTGGTTAGGTAAATGGGTATCGCTGAACGTGCAGATCGGTTCGTAGCCGCACTCCTGGCGGCACGTGATCATCCGCCAGCCGAACGGGAGGAGTTGCGCCAGATGGCGCAGGATGCTGTGAAGGCCGTACAGTCACACCTTCGGGAACGGCGCCAGGCCGTCCGCAAGTTCTCTTCGGGGAGGAAATAGTCATGGGACAGTCGGGTGTAGGTGGTTCCGGCAGTATCCTGGGCAACTTGGTGGCCAAACGGTCGCAGATCAACAAGATCCGCGAGCGGTTGGGTTTTACTCCCGGTGGAGACATGGGTGGCGTCCCTCAAGGAGGATTGAAGCGCACGGCTCCAACTTCTCCTACCGGACCCGCTGCTCCGCCCGCTGCTCCCCCGACCGCACCCCAGGTTGCGCCTCCTGCGGCAAAGCAACCGCAGACTCCTGCCGCCACGCCGGGTTCGGTGATGGCCACAGACAAGCGTAAGGCGATGTTGGAGCAGGCGGCAACCTTCCTGACAGGACTTCAGAAGGCGACTCCGCCGCAACCTAAACCGCCCACCCAACCGACGGGATTGACGACTTTGGGTCGGGCCCGCCAGATCCTCTCTGGAGGTGTCTAGGTGCCCACGATCCTACAGCGCATCCGTGCTTCGCGTGCGGCGGTGTCGGCGGCCCAGCCCGCTCCGGCGGGAACACCAGTTCCGACCCCACCACCTACACCTGCGCCTACTCCGCCGCCCTCGCCTGCTCCTACACCTGTTCCTGGTTCTACTGTCCAGGAACCTACACCATACTATGTCACTGCGCCGGGGAGACCCAGCGAACCTGCACCCCCCACCCAGCCTCCAACCCCGTACTACGTCACTGCACCGGGGAGACCTAGTGAGCCTGCGCCATTTAACTTCGTGCCTTGGCAACCCACGGATATGCCCACAGCTCAGGAGGAGTTCAAACAGTACATCTCCCTCCAGGAGACGGAGGCGCGGAGCGGACTTACGCTTCCCAAGGGCGCCAGTACAGATATGTACGATGCCTACGGCAACATGTTCTTCGCCCAGAAGCAGATGGAGGCTTTGCTGGATCAGGTCGGGGCGTACAGTCCGGAGGGAATAAAGGATCTCCAACGGACTGTTGTGGGTAGTGTGGGATCCGACTACGCCAACACGGTAGGCACCCTCAATCCGCAGCGGGCCGTCTCGGATGCCGTTACCTCCATTGCCGGAGAGCACCCGCAGGACTACACAACCTACCTGGCCTCCGACGCTGGCCTCCAGGATCTTCTTCAGCGGGCGCAGATTTCCCTGTTGGCACCGCCGTATGAACCTGGCAACGCGATCCCAGTAAGCGGGTTTGGGGCCCCTCTATCCGACGCCATACGCAAGAATCTACCGGCGGGAGCCCTCACCAACATTCTTGCCAGCACGGTAGACCTGATGGGAGATCCTGCCTTCTTAGCCACGTTGCCCTTCTTCCCAGGTACGTCGTTGATCGGGAAGGCGATAACGATGGCGGAGGTTTCTACCGGAATGGCGGCTGGGGAGGAGGCGTCAGTGCAGGGATGGGCCCCACCTGTGGTGGGTGCCGTCGTGGGAGGGGTTGCTCTCCCTGTTTTGCTCCACTCTGCTCCTGGTCTCACTCGTGCGGGTCTCCGCGCAACACTAGAACGTGCTGCGGAGGATCCCATAGCCGGGACTCCTGCAACCGAATTGCTCCGGAAGGCGGGGTATGTTGTCACCGGCCCGGATGAGATCAATCAGGCCCTTGGCCTGAAGCCCCAGACTTTGTATCACGGCACCTCTACTGTGGTAGGCGATCAACCCTTGGCGGTGGGGGCATTCCTGACGCCCATCAAAGAAGATGCCCAGGTTTACGCCAATGCTACCGCACGACACATAGGCGGGGAACCGCGGATCATTGCAGTTGAGGCCGCCCCGGATGCGATTGCGCCCTCAGAGATCGTGGGCTTGGCCGCCGACCGTGGCGCCGTCCGTGTCACGAATCCTGCGGGCATCAAACCTATTGTGGAGGGTGCCGCCGAAGGTGCACCCATTCCCGCAATAGCGGGCGGCGCAGACATGCTCACCCCCGAACTACAGGAGCGGATGGCCTATGCGATCCTTGAGCGCCCCGAAGCCAACGATCTCCTGCGGAAGTTTGCAAGGACGTTCGCAAACCGGGTTCCGGGTGGCCAGTTCCTCGTTGAGCGAGTCAACCAGTTGGCCATAATGGATGATCCGCACATGGGCGGGGTGGCACGCTGGATACTCGACAAGACATGGCAGGACGCAGCGCGGGCAGAGGCCTTGGCCCCATTCAATGGAGCCCGTGTCCCGTTTCTTGAGAACGCCGTTGGCCAGATATGGGTGCCTGCGGCAGTCGGTGGGCGCACGGGTGTGTGGATCGCGGGCGGAGATGTCATCGAAAGCATACTGCGGGGGGAAAGTACCTACATCTCTCGCTTTACTCCGGAACAGGTGGGGTGGGTAAGGAAGATTTACGCCACGACCGCTGGCCCCACTGCTGAGGCCGAAGCAGCTCTAGGCATAAAGATCGCTACACGGGACGTACACTGGCCGCGTTTTGCGGTTGACCCTACATCAAAGCGGGTGGGTCTGGAGTCTGGGGTCGGTGGTGGTAAACCCGCCGCCCTGAACCGGCGCATCATCGAAGTGCAGCAACAGGCGATTGAAGAATTGGGTGTGAAGTACCGCCCCGGCCTGATATTCCAGGCGGATCTCTACATCCAAGGGATGCAGCGCATCACGCGAAATGCCCTGGTCAACAACTTCTGGAAAGAGAAAGGCGTAATACGGATCGGAGCCCCGACACTGAAGGAGGCCCCTATCGGGGGTCTGGGGTTTGGATTCCGTGGCGTTATGCCGAAGGAACAGCTCCGGCAGGTGGAGACTTTCCTTGGACCCGGTGCGCGATCCCGTAGTCCAGCCATTACCATCCCGCAGAAGATCAACGCCGTCATGCGGATGGTACTCACGGGTTCGGCCGATACGGGTTGGGGTGCCATCCAACTCCAAACACTGCCTTTTGTGGCAGACAACCCCGCTGTAGGCGCCAAACTCTGGGCGCAGTCAATGGCCGAAGGCTTCCAGGCTATGGCGAAGCCACGGACAATCTATGAGTTTATACAAAGCCCGGCTGCCCGCGACTTTGCCGCGCATGGTGGCAATGTGCAGATCGAATCTGAGTTCTTTGAGGCTACCAGGCTGTTGGGAGAAGGCCCCGGCCCAGCCGGAAAGGTTCTAGGTGCGGTCACGGCCCCATTGCGGGTAGGTCGCGGGGGAATACAGAGTCTTACGCGGGGGTTTGAGTCCTCCCTGCTCTTTGGCAGGGTCATGGCCTATGACGCTATGGTTGATGCTGCCAAAGCCCCCGGCAGACTGCTTCGGATGGCCGGGGCTCCGAAAGGGTTGACGGGCGAGGCTCTCGAATATGAGAAGTTTCGCATAGCCAGGTTTGCCGACACCCTCATAGGCCAGCCACAACTGAGCGGCGTCCTCAGTCCCCGTCAGATGCAGATCGAATCTGCTTGGGTTTGGTTCGCCACACGGTACACGCGCTCCTTCCTTGGCACATTGTCTTACGTCGCTGGTTCTGGTTACACCCCGGCGGCGGCCCGCCTCATCATGGCGAAGATGCTCACGGGCGGGGCGGCCATAACTTCCGGACTTATCATGGCCAGAGGGACGATACAAGGTAGAAGCCAAAAGGCGATCCTAGACGAGATCGCCGTGGCCCTCAATCCTATGTCCGGCAAGAAGTTCATGGCCATGAACATCGGGGGAGGTTGGTACGGAATGGGGGGCACCTACCGTTCCGGGTTCGCTATATTGGCGGGCATGGCTGACAAAGACAACTGGAACTACGACAACTGGGAGGCCACCACTCCGGGAGGGGCCCATCTCCCGAATGGAATCTGGAATAACCCCATTACCCGTGGTTTGCGGTCTAAGGGCGCCCCCATGTCCACCAAGTTTGCTGACTTCATAAACGGTGCGGACTACATCGGCCAAGAAGTAGACATTGCTGCTTTTGTGGACGACCCCCGCAAACTCCTCAACTACTTTACCGACAACTACACCCCCATTACGGTCAACGCCTATCTTGCGGGACAAGGGGATTGGTCGCGGCGGGCGCCGCGGGCGATAGCCGAGTTCTTTGGCCTCCGCACCTCTCCGGAGACGGGCGGCGAAGCTCTACTGGCCATCCAGAACCGTGTGTCTAATCAGATGTACGGGACGGACTATTGGGATTCACCGGGGCATCTAAGTGCTGCGATGAAGAATAACCGCGTTGCCCGCCAGCGGGTCGATGACAGTCCGGAAGTAGTTGCGGTGGTGGAAGGCTATGTCCGCCCCATGCAGCAATACCGTCCGGAGTCCTCTTGGGACAAGTACATCAAGCAGTCGGAAGACGTGCGGGCGAACTACGGAACCCAGAAGGAAGGTTTGGATACCTCCGCTCGTGCCGGAAAACTGGCAGGCGACGACTACCGCTCCCGGTACTCCGACCTCCAGCGTCAAGAGTTCGGGGAACTCACTGGCCTCCAGGATGCTCTGGGGCTGACATTCAAGGAATCGAAATTACTTCCTTCCCCTACCCAAAATAACCTAGACACGTTTTTCAAGGAGGCGACAACGGGTGGGGGTCTATCCGCAAAGATTCTTGAGAACATCTATCGCGGTGCCGAGGAGTATCTGGCGCATCCCGAACGGGGCATCGATTCCAACGCGTTTCTTACTCACGAAGTAGTTGAACGTCTCCTGGTGGATAGGGGTGTTAAGCAACCAGAGGCACACAACTGGGTTGCCACGGCGGAAGGACGTTCGGAGGCCGTGGTGGGCGAGAAACCAGTTGGTGCGCTCACGGTGGACGGCACCCTGAATGCCTACTTCGCCGTTGACCTGAATGCCTATACTGACCCAGCAACCCAGGAGACTGACTGGGAGGGGTTCTACGCCGACCGTGAGGCAACCCTCGTTGGACTATCAGAGACAGACCGTACCGACGTGGACTGGTATCTGTCCCGGCATGAGAGTGAACTGCACCGCGATTTCCAGAAGACCTCTGATGAGATTATCAAGCCTTCCGGTTATCTACAAACGCGGACAACCGTAGCGACGGCCCTTGGCGTCGATCTGTCCGCTCTCCAGCAGGCCGCACAACAGGTTCTCTTGGAGGGGGGGCATCGTGCAGGCGGCGCCGACGTGTGGGCCGTGGTGGATGAAATGCTGAACCAGCGTCTTGAGGCTAAGTTGGGGAAGGGCCGCACACTTTCCAGTCTGCGAACCGCCATCCGGACAGCCGACCCCCGGCTGGATGTGGAACTGTACCGGCAGGGCTACGTGGACAAGGTTCAGACCTTGACTGCTGTGCAGACGGCCAACGACCTCAAGGCACAGTACCCCGACCGCGCCTACTTCACACCTCCGGCCGTGCAGGGTGCCAAGTAATTGGCTCAAATGCTCAAGCGACTTGACAATTACATACCCTTTTGTGCGATCCTAATAGTGGAGAGACCTAAGAGGAGGTTCCTTACCAATGGTAAACATCGTCAATGACGAGGTGACGGGAACTCGAATGGAAGTAGTGGATCCTGATTCGGAAGACGATCCCCTGTTGACGGATGAGGCGCGTGTGGCGAGGGTTGCTGCTTCGGGAGCAGCCGCGGCACCCGCTCCTACTGCCACAGAGGTCGCCAGCCCGCAGGCTGCACCGACTACCACCGCAGGCCCGCCCGCTGCACCGGCCCTAACCGAGGCCCCACCCGCCGAATCTGCGGTTGGGGAGGGCGTTCAGGATGAGGAGTACGTTGCAGCCCTCGGACGACTGGACACCTACCTGGAAGAGCGGGACAAGGAGCACCACGAGGCCCTCCGTAGCAGGGATCAGGCGATCACCCGCCTCCAGCAAGAACACACGGCTGCGATAAAGTCTATCCGCGAGGAATTGCGGCAGACGCAGTTGGTGGGTCTGGAAGAAGATGAAAAGAAGGCACTCGTGAAGAAGTGGTCCGACGACGACCGCACGGCAGAACTGGATGCGTATGCCGAGACCCTCAAGGGTTACGACCACGACCTGATGGTTGTGCGTCTGACCACAGGGTACGGACAGTACGGTGTCAAGGAGGAAGACCTCCAAGACAAGACCCTCGACGAGATGGAACTGTATTGCCGGGATTCCAAAGCGGACTACTTCGAGAAGATGGCTAAGGGCGGCATTCATGCCGCGGCACTACCGAAGCCAGCGGCTACGGTGGAGCCACCGATAGCAGGCACGCAGCTCGCGCCGGAGACCCCGGCAGGGCTAACGGCCCCGTCGGATGTGGGTAGTGGAACTCCTGCCCCCAAGGAACATGAGTTCAACCCAAAGCAGGGCAGAGATGCCATGCTCGAGAATCTAACAAACCTTCCAACGGAGTCGATCCAAGTCCGAAAGGCTTAGACCGTCGCCTCCGTTGGGCCAATCACCTCACGGAGGTAAATTAGAATGCCAGGAACAATTCTCACAGAACGTATCGCTGGTATGCCCGACGCCGGATTCCCGGCGGAGTTTGACACTACACTTACGAGCAAGGTCAGGTTCGTAGCCCCACTATTGGTCAACATGAGCGAGCGCAGCACCGACCTGCTCAAGTACGTGGGCGGGCCGGAGTCCTTCGACTTCCGCACCACCAAGGTCGAGTGGCAGGAAGATGACGTGTGGAACCGGCGTCTGTCGCATGGCGGTCTTGCTGCTGGTGGCACCACCACCCTGACCGTGACCGGCGCGGCCCACCGCTACCCCATCGGCACCATCCTCTACATTCCGAGCGACGTGGAGTATTGCCGCATCGAGACCCATACCGACGCGGATAACGTGGTCGTCAGGCGCGACATCTACACGACCGCCAGCGGCGGCGCAGGTGCCGTGGCTAACACGTCCGAGATCATCGTGGCGGGCCACTCGATGGACGAGAACGACAACTACGTGTTCCGTCCGACCGCCATCTTCAGTTTCCCGTACAACTATCCCCAGGTCCAGCAGCAGGGCATCCAGGCCAGCTTCCGGCGCCAGGAGACCGCGCTTCTCAATATGCGCGGGTCCGACCTGGACTACCGGGCGCTGGACTTGGTTGCCGAGCAGTTCGTGGCCCTGGAGCAGACCGTCCTCATGGGCCAGCGGTTCGCTGGTACGGCCAACGTACCGGCGGCCAGCGGTGGGGTGATCTACTTCGTCACTTCGGCCAACGGAGCACAGGTCACTGACCTGGCTACCGTTGCTCTGACCCGCAAGGACATCGACGACAAGCTCCAGGCCCTCTTCTACGCTGTCGGCGCTGACAAGATGGCGAAGACCCTTCTCTGCGGCGCCTGGGCGAAGAGGAAGATCAGTTCGTTCTGGTCTTCGGCCGAGAGGTTGGGCCCCGGTACGGGTGCCGGTGGTGTGGTCATTGACCGCATCAACACCGACTTCGGCGTGGTGGAGATCATGCTCCACACGGCGTTGGCCAAGGACGACCTATACCTCATCAACCGCGACCAGATCAAGGTCGGCCACCACGGGCAGCGTGGACGCCCTCACCTGGAGGAACTGCCGCCTTCCACCGTCGGCCCTCGCTCGCAGAAGGCATACTACAGCGACACCTCGATCATCGTGTCGGGTGTTCGGTCGATGGCTAGGCTCCACAACTTCAGCGTCACGGCGTAGGCCTACGCGATAAAACGGGGGCGGGGATAACCTCCCCGCCCCTGGAGGAAATAGACATGGCTCGAAACTACGTTACTGGGAGATGGGAACTTCCCGACGGTCCCGTTCCCGGCGTCGGTGGGGTGGAGCAGCTCGATATAGCTGACACCCAAAGTCTTAGGTTCGGGGACAACGAGGTTCTGTACTTCGGGGATGCCTTTGATGTCGGCATAAAGTGGAATGGGTCCAACCTGTTGGTCCTCCCCGTGGCAGACCACACTGGCCAAATACTGATTGGCAACGGCGTCCTGAGTATGGATGTCAAGGCGTTTGGGAGTAGCTCAGGCAACTACGTGTGGTGGATGTCTGATGCTGATGCTCTCTACCTCTACATAACCAGCAAGACCGTTGTTGACGAGGATCACGCCCTGGACATTACGTTCAATGGTACGGTCGCTGCGGGCGCTGACCAGATGGTTGGACTCAACGTCGCTGTGGTCCCCGCTGGAGCCCACGGTGGTTGGGCCTCAGCCATCTACGGCAAGGTCACGATGCCTGCTGGTGGCAGGCCAATCGATGGGTACGTGACTGCGGCAGAACTGGAGGTCATTCACACTGCGGGTGTCGCGGTTCAGTGTGCTTACTACATTCTGAACCTGAACGAGAACAACGGCGGTGTGACGGTCTCTGCGGTCCGGGCCTACATTGGCCTGAACGACTACAGCGTAGCCGCGTACCGGCAACCTAACCTGTTCCACTTCAAGAGTGCTGCGGGGAGGGTGTCACCGGCTGACGACGACGTGATTCTGACCGAACCAGGAGTGGTTCGGGGCGGTACGTTCAACGTCGCGGTCAGGAATATGTTTGGCACAACGCCATTCTGGATTCTGGGCACTACCACCACCCCGGAGACCTTCGCAGACCTGATGTTCATGGGGTCCGCAACTGGCAACTACCTGGAGTGGGACGCCAGCGCGAACAAGTTCAACTTGGTGGTGCCGACGTTCAACATCGCAGCAGGTACGACCTATGCCGTGGCCACTCGTCTCGCTGAGATTATTGGGGCCGGTGTACTTCCTGGCACTGGCGGATGGCCAACCCAGACGGGTGGTCTGGAAGGACTCCGCATCAGTTTGACCCCAACAGGTTCAGGTGGCAACCGCATGGCGGGTATCTACTCGTACATCCACGTTACGGGTACGGGGGATATTTTCACTGGCGCCTACTACGCCGGTGAGTTCCATGTGGATAGTGATGCCGCAGGGAACCAGAGTACCTATGGCGTCATCCAGTTGAAGGATAGCAACGACAGTACGGTGGGCGGCGCCCATCCTGCGCGGTGCTTCATCCGGATACGGAGCGATGGCGCTGTAAATCCACTGAACCTGTTTAGCTTCGTGAACGAGGACTCGACGAGTCTCCACGACAGCGGGCGCATGATTGTGGAGACCGACCATATTCCGGGGGTCGATGACACCACCTATGTCCAGATTCGCTGCCTAGTGAATGACATTCCCATTTGGCTCATCGCCACCAAGGTAGCGCCGGTCCCGCACTAGCATTAGTACGCCAATGGGGGCCGGGCGTTGACAATTCGGCCCCCACCGAAAAGAGGGGAGAGACGAGATGGAACTGAAAGTAGCTGAGAGGCTCATGCTGCTGAACCTACTAGCTCCGATAGAGGGCGACATCACCGCATTGCGGCTTGTCCGTTCTCTACAGGTGAACCTGGGGTTCAACGAAGAGGAAACGGCGACCCTAGAGTTCAACCAGGAGACACCGGGGCGAGTCGCTTGGAAGCAAGAAGCCGATGTTCCGACAGAGATCGAGATCGGTCCTGCTGCCAAGGCGATCATCGCCACCCAACTCAAGAAGGCGAGTGCCACAAAGAGTCTCTCACTGCAACAGCTAGACCTTTACGAGAAGTTCGTCGAGGACGACAAAGAAGCCCCCGTCGAATAGGTGAGGAGAATATAGGCGAGGCCATTTAAGCACAGCGAAACGGGGGGCCGGGGGCTTGACCTCCTCGCCTTCTCCTCCGGCCCCTGGCCCCCCTTCGCACGAATGGAGGAGACACCCTAATGGTGCAAGAAGAGAGCACTGCCCCTGTCGCAGATATGACAGCCGAGCAGCGCAAAGAGGCCCTGGACCAGGTTGCGGCCAGGAACGCGGTAACGGCAAAGGCGGTTGAGGGACTCAAGGCCGTCAAGGAGAAGGGTGTCAAACTAGACCCCATCCCCGGCCTGCGGGTCTTCATCAGTCCCCAGCACCCCAACACCAGTTTCCTGGTCAAGGGAGGTACGGTGGTCTCTTTCCGAGACCCCAACTCCCCGACCGGCAAGCGCGATGTGTCCCGCGACGGCGACATCTGGGCCGAGTTCCACAATGGAGTTCTGGCGACAGATGACCCTGAAGTGATCGCATGGTGTGAGGCACATGGTCCCTACGCGGATGCCCACGTCGCCTACCACAAAGAGAAGGGGACAGACCCGCGCCGGTGCCAGGTCAGGGTCGGCCTGTGCTGCGACGCCAGCAACCCGATGGCTGAGGCCTGGGCCGAGTTCAAGGCCGCTCAGGTGCCCCTCGCCAACCGTGAGGCCACGATGCCACCGGGCATCGATGTGGACAAGATCCTCACCGGCGGCCAGCTAAGTGGGCACACTGGCGGGGCGGGTGAGGCACTGGTCCGGTCGGCCAAGGCCACCGGCAGGGCGGGCAGGGTTGCCAAGGGTGAAGAGGGTGAGGAATAGGAGTACGGGCTGTGCCCTTTCCAGAACTGCTGCACTTTCGGGACACGACGCCCGATAGTACGTCGAAGAACATCTTTACCGTCCCAACTGGGGAGGTTTACGAACTTCTCTGGGTCTTCGTCATCTATGAGGCTTCGGCCGCTGTTGCTGACAGGCAACCTATCATTATGGTGAGCGACCCGGACACCTACCCCACCCTCATAAGGGGAATGGGGGGCGTTATCACTGCCAGTGAGAAGTGGTACGTCACCTTTGCTCCTGGCGGTTCTGCCGAACAGAATGAGGGCACCGCCGAGAGGGAAGCCTTCGTACCCATTCCCAGTGGGCTGATGCTGCCACCTGGGTTCATTCTTAGCGCACTTGTCGCTCTCTTTTCGGGTGCTGGGGATGACATGACGGTTCACGCGATGGTGCGGCGTCACCAGCCAGGCGTACTATAGGAGCCTACCATGACTGTTGCCTACAAGAAAGAAACCGTCGGCTACGGCGACAACCGCTACGTTGTTGAGCGGTGGAGCCAGGCCAGCGGAGACAATGCCGCGCAGACCTGCACCACTTCCCCGGCCGCGGATGCACGGGCCCCCGCACAGCCACGCCGCCTGATCGCGGTGCTGGTGAAGTACACGAACGCGGTCACGAAGACCTGTACCGTGACGTTGAACAGCGGGATCGGTCCGACCTACGACGGCTTGCTGGGCTCCATTGCCCTCAATGTCGCCGCATCCGGTTCGTTCCTCCCGGCTGTGCCTATCGACTTGTTCTCGGATGACGTTATCGATGTGTACTGTCCGGCGGCGGGTGTGGGCGGCGAACTGTCACAGGTCGTCATCATAACGGAGTGTACGGAGCTGTAGCCCGATGCCTATCTATGTCGATGGAGTGGAGCAGGTCGTAGATCCCCAGGCCCGTGCGGACCTGAAGGCGCACGAAGAGGGGCACGGGGCGTTGGGTGGAGTACATGTCCGTGTTGGGTCATTTACCTGCCCGGCGTCGGTTGGCCACTACTCTGTTGCAGGCCTGGGTTTCAAACCGAAGTCGGTGAAGTTTTGGATCTCCAAGGCACCAGGACTCCAGACCCACTTCTGCTGCTGCCAGGGACTCATGGACGACCTCGGAAACCAGAACTCAATGGCCTGGGCCGGTGTCTGGAGCAACACCTTTAAGGGTGACAGCCGGACAGACCTCTGCATGTATACCATCAACGCATCCGGGGTCTCGCGGGTGACAGCGGCCTACGTGTCGATGGACGACGATGGCTTCACAGTGGACTTCTCCGTAGTGAATAACCTGTTCATCGTTCGCTGGGAAGCAATAGGATGACCCCTGTGTGATAGGGGCGCCAGCAGATTACACCTCCGGGGCGGCCGGGCCATCGGCCCGTAAAGGGTCGCCCCGAATTGTTAGAAGGGAGAGAGGATGACCACCGCTGCCGACCTAACGGCGGGCGTTGCCCTCCGGTGCCACGACCCCAGCAAGCTGGAACTGACTGACGCGCAATATCTGATTTTGGTCAATCAAGCCATCGACGACTTGACTGCCGAGCAGATCGTCACACCCCTCGCCGAGGACGAGTCCCTAACCCTCGCCGCCAACGTCTGGGATTACACGGTCCCGGCTGACTTCGCCTACATCAAGGAACTGCGGCAGGAGTCGGCGGCGGCCTCCAGCAAGTACCCCAACGTCATCCACCCATCCCTCTGGCGCCTAACCATCGAGACCACCACTACCGCCATCATCAAGTTCGACGAGAACGAGTTTACGCCTGTCGCCGGTCTGCACCTCAAGGTCATCGGACAGAAGCGTGTGGCTCAGTTGGCCGGAGTCGCGGTTGCGGAGCCGGGCCTGGAGTCCTTCATCCGCGAACGGGCCATCGGCTACGCGGCGGACATCCTGGGTAGTAGTGCCTCTGAGCTGTCGGCATGGAGGCGGGCCTTGGTCCAGGAGGCTTGGACGAGATCCAACCTCATAATGCAGCGGATCCCCCGCGAATGGCGCCCACTTCCGGACAGCAAACGCGTTCCCGGCCGGTGAGGTGAGTAGATGAGTACAACCTACGGGACTCTGAAAAGGCACATAGCAGCGAAGATACACGACCCCCAGTTCATCTCTGTGGGCGAGGGGTTGATCGAAGGCTTCATCCAGGACGCCTATGATGACCTAAAGTTGACCGGCTGGTTGCTGCCTGTCGAGGAAGACGAGTCCATCACGCTAGTAGCGGACACGTACTCCTACCCCGTGCCAGCCAACTTCGCCTACATCTACATGATCCTCGAAGAGGACTTCGCCACGCCGGGCCAGTACGACTACGCCATCCCGGATAACGCTTGGCGCCCGGCCTACGATGGCGGTGTGCCTGTCATCATGTTCAACTCCTTGGTCTGGGGGCCAACTGCGGGAAAGAAGATCAAGATCGTGGGCCAGCAGCGCCCTACGGTGCCGCTTGTAGATGCTACGGCTATCGAGGACGGTTTCGTGTCCTTCATCCGAATGAGGACAGAGGCCTACGCCCTGCTCTACTTGGCCGCCGTCCCGGTGGAGGAATCCACCCCGGAACTGCTGGAGAAGCGCATCGCCATCGCCAACGTGCGAACGGCGACTGCCAATTCCTTGTTCGCATTATCAGAACGCGCACTAGCGCACCATCCCGCCGAGTATCGCGTAAAACCTTCGTCTCGGCATGTTCCGACTAGGTAGGAGAAGAAGTGGCAACACCAGAAGAATTGGCTTACTTGGCCGGGGTCATTGATTCGGATGGTTGGATTTCTGTCTGCCGCGAAAGTCGGGCTAACAAAGGCTGGCGTGAATGTTTTCGCGTGGCCCTCGGCATTAAGCAGAAAGAGGATGCGGCTGTTGCATTGGCCCACGCCCTTTTTGGTGGCTATCGTGGGTTGGGCCGAACAGGGAATGATGTGGGGATGCACGGATGGACCGTCAGTGGAAAAGTTGCTGTCCTAGTCCTCGACCAATTACTTCCATACCTTCGTATCAAGCGCCATAAGGCTGTTCTTATACTGGAATACCGTGACGTAATTGGCAACGGCCCGCGTGGACGTTATGCGGACAAAACAACTCACTGGCTCAAGATGAAAGAACTGTGGGCACGAATGGCGCCGTATACCTCACTTAAGGGCGCCATGCACCGGAAGGCAGTGGTGCCGTATGCCACATGAGGCGATTACATTAGCCGGGCAGTCACTCTACGTCTCCGGGCCAATTCGTTGTAACTCGGTCGCTGAGTGGACCGTTGGCCTGAAGGTGGGGAAAGCTTCGTATGATGAACGTCTCCATGCGTTCTGGTTGTGTTTGGACGACTTTTCGGGCGGTATCGGCTACCGGCGCCTCGACATCCGTGAGGCCCTGGGTACTGCCTGGGACAATATTGGCGGCGTAGACATCCGCCGTGCCGGACACATCACGCTGCCACCCCTCCAGACCGTCGGCGCTCTAACGGCGCCTGGGGCAGCCGACTACACAAAGCGCCAACCCTCCGTCCCCATCACAGGATCCGATGTTAGCGGTGCCCCTGCCAACTACGCCGGTTTCGGTGGCAATATCTACAAGTCAACTGATGGCGGCGCTAGTTGGGCCAGTGTTAAGGTCATCAGCAATGCCTACATGGTGTCCCGGATCCTGGAGTACTGCCCCAAACCAGCGGCGGGGGTCAATGCACTCTACGCTTTCTGTGAGGGTGGCGCCGGTACAGCGCGGTATCAGCGTTCTACCGACGGTACGACCTGGGCCGACGGTGGAACCGGCACCCAGAAGGTTATCGAGGATGCGATTGTCTGGCAGGACAAGATCATTGGCACGCGGCCTATCGCCGAGATCATCTTCTCTGCCAACGGCCTGACGTGGAGTTGTGATCTAGCTATTCCAGATATTGTCTGGAAGTGTGGATATGGCCGTGTCCAGTTTATTGGAATCTACATGGCCCCGTGGGGTGAGGGTGCGGTTCATTTCTTAGCACGCGATGATGCCGGACTGCAATCACTTTTCGCCCTTGACTTTAGCAATAGGAACGCCCTCCTGATCCCCATCAACAACAAGCGCCACCTGCACGATGCCCTAATCTGGAACAACTACATCGTACTTACGGACGGCTACAACGTCTTCCTTTGGGATGGATCGACTGTACGGAACATCTCCTGGCCGCGCAAGGGAGGAGGTGTCCCGCCGGGACTCCAGAGCGGCGCCATCGTCAAACTCATTGGGGGTACGGACTACCTCTTCGCCCTCCTCCATACGGGGGCGGGAGCAACACAGGTTATCGTTTACAACGGCGTGGGTTGGTCCCAGTTTGGCCCGGCCGTCGCTTCCTTCTGCTCGGTCGTGTCTGGCATCGCCTCGAAGTGGTTGCCCGCTACGGTTGACACAGAACGGCGGATCGTGGTTCTGGGTGCCGCTGGCTATGGGGCCGCAACGACTCCCCGACTGATGACGCTCCGTCTTCCCAACACAGGCGAGGTGCCGGTGGTGGGGGTGGACAATTTCCAAGACGGCCCCCTGTACTTTGACACCGGCTGGATCGATGGTGGCTTCCGTGAGTTGTCCGGCGTCCTCTACCGACTCTACTGCGATGGGTACAGTCTAACAGCCAACGAGACGGTAAAGGTAGAGTACCAGCTCGACAACAATGAGGCAGGGGCGTGGACTACCCTTGGAACCTTCGTCGCGGCCGGAACGTCCATTGATTTCCCCGGCGGCGGCACGGGCCTCCAGTTTCGCACCGTCCGCTTCCGCATCACCCTCGACCGTGGCGGCACGGCAAACCTCAGTCCTGAACTGATGTCTTTGGTACTCCTCTATGACAAGAAGCCCCAGTTCCGCTCGACCTGGGTTTTCCGCGTGGATGTCAACCAGATGAAAGCTGAGGGTACTCTTGTGGGTGGGGTGCCCGCCACACTGAAGAACGTCTGGGAGAAACTGATCACCATCTGGAACACGAAACCCCTGGTTCTACTCGTGATTCCCAATGTGACCACAGGTACATACGTGAAGATCGCTGATCTACCAGGAACCTTCGATGACTTCCGAGACGCAGTAAAAGGCAATGGACTATTCGAGTTGACCTTGATAGAACCCATAGGCGCGTAATGGCAAGACGAATTGACCTCACAAGACCGACTCCATTTCGCGCCCCAGGTATTCCACAAGCGGGGCGCCTACGTCGTACTTTCACGGAGAAGGGCCTTACCCTACGTCCACTGAAGGGGCCTTCTATCCCCCTACCCGCAGACCAGGACACGGCTCTAGAAGATCGTGCCAACGCATGGTTGGCCACACACGGCGGCTCCCTGCTGGAGTTCATCGCCTGGGACTGGCTTGTGGGCAAGAAGCACCAGATAGAGAACGTGGACTTCGTTATGCAGTGGGCTGTCATGGGCGGACGCACCGCATTTGGGGGCTTCATCTCCGATTTTTACTTCCCCGGTATGAAGATGGTGTGGAACATCAACGGTCTTCGCTGGCATTGGGTCAATACCGATGACCGGGCCCGTATGGGCATCGCCAAACTACTGCTGGCCAGCCGCGGCATCTTATCCGTTGACCTTTGGGAGGATTCGTTGCTCACGCGGGCGGATTTCGTGTTAGAAAAAGCCTTCAGAGGCGAACAGACAAGTACGGTGAGGCAATAATATGGCGTGGGCACGGATCGCCACCGTAAATGAGGACTTCCTGCCCCTCATTGGGGTTGAGGTGGAGTGTTTTGACGTTGACACCCTCGCCGTAATCTCTGTTGTAGCGAGCGACCTTGGTGGAATCGTCCTCTTCACCGGCTTGCCCGATACCCAGAGGTTCTTCTTTAAGGTTCGGGCCCGGCGCGTGAGCACACGTGTCCAAAGTGTCCTCGATCCCGCAACGGGACGGACCTACACGGGCCAGGTTCGTCTACAGATTCTCTCCTCGTCGCCTGGTTCCTTGGGCAAGCACGCCGTTGTAGACAAGACCGGGCACGGCACCCACACCACCATCCAGGCGGCCATCACTGATATCATCGCGGCCAGCGTCCCGACCGATGTAGTCGTGATTCACGTCAATCCCGGCGTCTACACAGAGGCGCTAACAATTACGACAAGTGCCAGCCACGCAACTCGTGTGATTCTCGAAGCGCAGGGTGCGCCGGTTAGTCTCATCCCTACGCCAGGCTACAACTACCTTGTCAAGGTTACCGGCGTTGCAAATGCAGACATCCTGACCCTCGCCGGGACATTCATCTCCCTGACCCTCAAGGGGCTGGCTCTAGTTGCCGTCGGGACGGCTTATGCGCTGAAGGAAACTACGTCATCGGACAGCGACATCTACGTGCAGGACTGCGACCTAGAGGGCGCCATCCAATGTCAGGGAGTGTTCCATGCAGTACACAGCGTCCTGAACTATGGAGCCTTACTTCTTAACGTTGATGGCGCCGACCAGACCCAGTGGATTTTCAACCACTGCTACGTCAGCGGCGGCCCGATTGCGGCTGGGGGCACGAACAGGTATGGGTCGTTTCGGGCGGCCTCCTGTCAGTTCATCCAGACCACCGATAACGCCACGCCACTCATTCAGATAGATAGCCTGTCCCTTGGCTATGGTGGATTCCAGGTCAGCGACTCGACGTTTGAACTTACAGATTGCCACAACGTTGCAATCTATGTCAAACTCGCCCACGGCCACCAGAACCACGTTCGGATTACAGACAACCTCTTCAAGGGGCCAGGGAAGACCCACGCGGACGGTTCCGCAGCCATCCAGTTGAGAGGAGTGGTTGGAGGAACGGTTGTCGGAAACATCATCGGGAACTATCCTGTCGGGGTTCTATTCAAGGCCGATATTCTTGGCCGTGCCAACCTTGGAGTCGTTGCAAAGGCAAACGCCTTCACGTCCGTTGGGACTGCATACGAGGCGGAAGACGATGCCCTCGATGGCACGTCAGAGATTGGGAACAGCGCCTATGAGAGCGTGACGACGGAGAAGGATAACATCCCCGTTGTGGCCGACGCCGATGTCCACAACCTGCTCGACGGGGTTGTTCACCCGGATACCCTCCTGGGCGCCGTGCTGGACGGCGCCATCATCATCGGGAACGCCACTCCCAAGTGGAGCAGGTTGGCAATTAGCATCCCGGCGGCTAACGTCCGCAACGTCCTGGGCATCGACAACGCCGAACTTCGGCCTTCCTGGAAGACTGCCCTTGATGGCACGGCTGCGGCTGCCATTGCTGCGTCGGGCTCGGCGGGTACATCCCTTATCTTCTCTCACCGAGACCACGTACACGCTCATCCGGTCCTGAACAGTGGCGATCTGCACCCGGAGTACCTGACTTCTGGAGAGGCCGACCTACTCTACGCTCCTATAGGCGGCGCCCATGCAGCCGTCACGCTAAGTGCCACTCTGGACTCCAATCTGCTCGGCTTGACGGGACAACAACTTACACTCGACACACAGGCCGCAAACCTCATCTTCGCTGGTCCCGTCAGTGGTGCAGTGGCCGCGCCAACATTCCGTTCCCTGGTAGCCGCAGACCTGGGCACAGGGGCGCCGGATGGCACCAAGTACCTGCGTGACGACCTGACCTGGCAAGCCGTAGCCGGTGGTGGTGCCCACGCCCTACTGTCAGTAACCCACTCTGACACCTTAGCTGATAACGTCCTAGATGGCGACACCATCATTGGCAACGTCACTCCGGCATGGAGTCGTCTCGCCATCGCGGTGCCTGCTGCCACCTTCTTCAACGTGCTGGGCGTGTTCAATGCTGAAACGCGGCCCTCTTGGAAGGCCCTGTTCGACGCTACCGTTCCTACGACTATTGCTCCTAGCGATGCTGCCGCCGCAGGCACAGCGGTTGCAGCCGCTCGCCGTGACCACCTGCATGGGGCACCCGCTACCTTCCCGGCGACTGCCCACGCCCTACTTTCGGCCACTCACAGCGACATCTTGGCTGACTCTGTTCTGGCCGGGGATGTGATAATTGGCAACGACACCCCGAAGTGGAGTCGTCTCGCCATCGCGGTGCCTGCGGCAAACGTGCGGAACGTCCTGGGCATCGACAACGCTGAGACCACTCCATCATGGAAGACGGCCCTCGATGCCACCCATCCAGCCGATATTGCTGCCGCGGCTACAGAGGGCACGTCCCTTATCTTCTCCCACCGTGACCACGTACACGCTCATCCGGCCATCGCGGGCGACCTACACACAGGTTACTTCCTACTGGCGGGACGAGCTGGCGGGCAGACGGGTTATGGTGGCACGGGGGCGTCTGAGACTCTGACGCTGGGCAGTACCGCTCATGGTACAAAAGGCAACATCCTCCTCGGCGCCGACTCCACCGTTGTCGTGGACGAGGGCACAGGGATGTACTCGTCCAAACACTGGGCCGTGGGTAGTGGAGTCTCAGCGGTTAGTGCCACTGCTGCCCTCGACATCCAGGAGACCTTCTCCGGTGCTCTTGGCGCTACCGCTTATCGTGGAGTGTCGGTCGCTGTCACCTTCGACCCAAACGCCGCTGTGACGGGTTACGACTTCGCCCTTCGCTTTGCGAGTGACGTTGCCGCAGGCAACAACAACACCTTCACCTGGCTGGGCGGCCTCATTGGCGCCGTCTCCGTGCGCGGTACGGGCGCGAAGGCCCACGTTCTCGGTGTCAAGTTGCAGATTCTAGCGATGGAGAACAATGCCGTCGCCACTGATGTAATCTTCTTCAGCGCCGGAGGGGACGTGACGGCCTACACTGGTACGGCGATAACAGGCGGCGTCTGGGGACTGGAGATTAACGACCTGGCACAGGGGTTCAACAGTGTCGCAGGTGAGGTGGTCGGCATCGTCATCATGCCGCAGGATGCTCTCGGAGCGGCTGTGGTGCGGGGACTGGAGATTAGGGAACTCTCGAACGCCACAACCATCATCCCCATCTACCAGGCAGGCGTTAACGGGGCCAACCGCATCGTCGCCAAGACCATGATAGGGGCGGACAAGACTCCAGGAAGCTACGCCCTCACGGTTAGCAGCGCGACGTTGAGTTCACTGCTCCTGGAGGACACAAGTGCGGACAGCGAAGGCGCCCGCCTGGACATGAAGCATATCAGCGTCTCTCCGGCAGCTTGGGACATCATTATGGGCCAGCACTACTATGGCATGAACGATGCGGTGGTGCCTGAACAGATTGAGTATGGTCTATTCCGGCTGTATGCGGTGAGCGTAACAGACGGCGCCGAGACCGGACGCTACGAGTGGCAGGTCTACAATGCCGGTCTCGTCTCTGCAATGGTACTTACCGAAGCGTCCCAACTCCGACTGCCCGTAACCGGCTCTGGCGCCGGTCTTCTACTCGGCGGGGACACTCAGATATACCGAGGCGCGGCAGACGTTCTCTACTCGCCCGACTCGCTGCGCCTGAGCGGGCACACCAGGGTAGGAAACACAGGGGCTCCTACGAATGTCACGGCCGGAGATCTAACCTGCGTGAGACTCATTGCTGGCGATGCCGCTCTTGCTGCGAACGTCATCTTGGCCGCAAACGGTCCCGCTACACTCTCCGGCTACCTTCGCGTGGGGTCGGCCACGGCCCCCACGAACGTGACAGCTGGCGACGTCAACGCCACCCGCCTCTTTGTGGGGGCGGACGCTGGTATCACGGCGGGCTACATCGCCGACATCATCGGGGCGCTGCGGGTGTCAACCAACCTGGGGGTCGTCACCTACGCGCGCATCGGCAGTTCGGCGGTCCCGTTGAACGTGACAGCAGGAGACCTGACGGCACTGCGGATGATGCTGGGTACGGATGAGGCGTTGGGGGTGAGCGTCCTCCTTGACTTGAACTCTGTTACCAAGGCCCCCCTCTTTCCTCGTATGACTACGGTGGAGCGCGATGCCCTTACTGCGGTTGAGGGGATGCTCATCTACAACGCCACGACCAAGGCGTTTCATGGCTACGCGAACGGTGCTTGGGGAGCACTTGGCGGAGGCGGATGGGCGCCACTTTCCCCGGCACCGGACTTTACACTGGCGAATGTGGTTGAGACGTTGACGTTCGACGCAGACGACACGACGATTGATGAGGTAGCAGATGTCCTCGGCACGGTTATTCAGAAGTTGATCGATTCGGTGATTTTCCAGTAGGAGTGAACCATGAGCAGACGCTTCGGGGCGATTCCGACCGATGAGGTGTGCTACGGGCACGCCAGCATCCTCATCAACCCGTCAGCGACCAAGATATGGACGCCAGACCCCGGCGGCGATGGCTGGGGACTAGGGGGCGTCTTCGTGGGGAAAATCAACGGCAACCCGACCTCGACCGACGTGCCCTATGACACCGACACCGGCGAGGACAGTATGTCGGTCAACATGGTGCTCCACAACACCACAAAGGGCAAGAAGGTCCGCATCACGGCCATCACTCCGGGCACCAACCACATCACGGTCGCGGCTAACAGCCCGGACGATGCCGACGTGTGGGATGACAACGACAACCTGACAACGGCGAGCCAGACCAACACGGGCAGGGCTGGCCTCTTCTTCGACCTGGACGTGACAGCCTTCATCACCTATACCAATGCGCAGGCCATGTTCTTCCAGGCGACCCTAGCTGACAGCGGCGTGAGCAGTCCGGCTACCATCATCTGGCACCCGTACTGCGCCTATGCCCAGGCGAAGGAGACGGCCAACCTCAAGCTGCCCAAACCCGCCGCAAGTACGTATATGGCGGGCAACGGGATCGTGTCTCTTACCTGGGAGGGCGCGTTCTGCTACATCACGATGGGTATCTTCTGGGTAGTGACTCTTCAGAACGGGCTTATGACCTACATCGGTGAGTTTTAGACGATGAGCAAGAGCAAGAAGAAGCAGAAGGCCCAGCGCGAGGCCAAGCGGCAGCCCGCGGTTTCTGCCAAGGGTAAGAAGAAGGTCAAGCGGCTGGGGTGCTAGGGCCACTCTCCCCGGCAACTCTCCGACGCCATATATCCCAAGCCTACACCCATAAAGAGTGGGCCCATAACGTTCTTGTAGTCCTGTTGCTTCAGTTCACGCCGGAAGTGGAGGAACTCCATGATGGACGCGAAGCCCAGGATGACCGTCCACGCGGCACTCCACCACCAGGGCCAGTATCCTTCTCTTTCCGCCATCTCCCTACTCCCCCGGCAAAACTAGGCCGCTTGGTCTCCGCTTCTCAGCGTCTTTCCCCAAGGCCAATGTGTCGTAGAGCTGAACTAGATCCACCAGTAGGGCGTCGTCCTTGCGTTGGATCATCAGCCCCAAACCCTGGGCAATACCGACAGCAATGGCCATCCTCACCTCATCTGGAAAGTGGTTGATGAAGTCGATGAGGAGACCCGCCGTCATCTTGCCGTCCTCCCAACCAAGTCCCCGCATAATGGCGCCTACGGTTGCCGGGAACAGTCCTGTGCGGCTGTCTGCCGAGGCATCGATGGC